TAATTACATTGTTCGATGCCCTGAGTGTGGTAGAGAGTTCAAGTATCAGAGAGCAGGTAGAGTTGTTCGGGCACTGAGAAGAAATGCAAATAGTTGTACATGCGCTTGTGGTAATAATAGACTGATTTTGATTGAGGGGTGAAAGTATGATTAATGTAAGAATAGCCAAAGCAAAGAAGTGCTATGATATGGAATCTGCTTTCTCTGTATATATTACTTTTGATTATGACCAGAGGATAGTAGATACTGTAAAGTCTCTCCCGCAGAGATTTTACAATGCTGATAAGAAAGAGTGGGAAGCTCCGCTTCCTGCTCTGAAAGCAGTAATTGATAATCTTCCGATGTTTGATTTTGATATTACTGGACCGTATATCAATCTGACAGAAGAAAAACCGGTCGCAGAGATTCCTGCTAACTTCAAATTTAAGACCACACCATTTAAGCATCAGATTGAAGGTTTTGAATACGGTCTTGCTAACAATCGTTGGCTTCTCGGTGATGAGCAGGGTCTTGGTAAAACTAAGCAAGTTATTGACATTGCAGTGGCTAAAAAATTACAGAAGGGTTACAAACACTGCCTTATTATCTGCGGTGTCAACGGTCTGAAATGGAATTGGCTGAATGAAATTGCTACACACAGTAATGAAGAGGGCTACATTTTAGGTCAGAGATTTAAGTCTATGCACAGAGTAATTGGCAGTATGTCTGATAGACTTGAAGATTTAAGGAACATTAAGCACATTGGGAGTTATTTTCTTATTACTAATGTAGAGACAATGCGGAATGAAGCTATTGTCAAAGAGATTCAGAAACTATGCAAAGATGGCACAATCGGTGTTGTAGCTATAGATGAAATTCATAAGTGCAAGAATCCCGCAAGTCAGCAGGGTAAAGGTATTCTGAAAATCCAGTCTGAGTGCAGAATCGCCATGACTGGTACTCCTCTTATGAACACACCATTTGATTTATATATTGTACTCAAATGGCTCGGTTATGAGGGTCATTCTTTCTCTGCATTTAAGAATCACTATGCTATGTATGGCGGATTCGGTGGTTATGAAGTTGTTGGCTATCGTTATCTTGATGAGTTACAGAAACAGCTTGACAAGATTATGCTCCGCAGACTGAAAAAAGATGTTCTTGACCTTCCTGAAAAAACACACATTGATGAATATGTGGAAATGACACCGAAGCAGGCACAGATTTATAGAGAAGTGACTGCGAATATTAAAATGAATATCGACCAGATTAAGATGCAGAACAACCCTCTTGCAGAGCTTATTCGTATGAGACAGGCTACTGGTTATACTGGTATTCTTTCTTCTACTATTAAAGAGAGCGCAAAGCTGGATAGAATGGAAGAACTTGTTGAAGAAGCAGTAGAGAACGGAAAGAAAGTTGTTATCTTTTCTAACTGGACACAGATGACTCTCCCTATCTATAACCGGTTAGCTGTGAAATATCGTGGTACATATATTACTGGTGAAGTAGATAGTGACCAGAGACAGGCTCATGTAAAACAGTTCCAAGAAGATGATAATTGTAAATTCATTGTTGGCACTATCGGTGCTATGGGTACTGGTCTTACTCTCACAGCGGGCACAGTTGAAATCTTCATGGATGAGCCGTGGAATCGTGCAAATAAGGAGCAGGCAGAAGATAGATGCCATCGTGTTGGCACTACTGAGAACATCACTATTTACACCATTCTCTGTAAAGATACTATTGATGAGAGAATCCACGAACTTGTAGAACGTAAAGGTGCAATGGCAGATGCTCTCGTAGATGGCAAGATTAAAATTGACAAGGGTGCAATGTTGGATTTCCTGCTTAGTTAATATGTTGACACATGTTTTATATATGTGCTATAATGTAAATATAACAGAATCGAGGTGATGAATGTGAGGTGATGTAGAGATGGCTAATAACCAAGGTCTGTTACGATTAGAGGAAGTTGCAATTCTTGTTGGTGTATCTTTTAAAACAATCAATTCGTGGTATGCTTTCAAGCGTATGCACCCTGACAATGAATATGCAAAAATGCTTCCTGATTATATACAAGCTGGACCAAGACAAACAAGATATTGGAAGAGAGATGATATTTGGAAATTTATTCAGTATCATCACTCTATTCCGCAAGGTCGAAACGGTGTAATGGGTGACGTAACTCAAAAATATTATCGAAAGGGGAAAACGAATGGAGCTGAAAACACTGGACTCTCTGATTCCACAGTATGCGGCGAACAAACGTGAAAAAGATAGTTATGAAAAAATTTGTGCCGCAGAAAACGCACAGATAAAATCCATAATGCAGAACTATGTTGTACAACATTATGAAGCAGGAGGATATAGAGCGAACTACACAATTCAACAGCGTGAAACTGTTAATGAGGAAATGCTCATTGATATTCTTAAACGCAATGGCGAATGTGAAGGAATTATAAAAACCAAGGAATATATAGATTTTGATGCGCTTGAAAATGCCATTTATCATAATCGTATACCAGAAGATATACTTACTCAAATGGCAGAAGCTACAGAAGTGAAGGAAATTCCCACACTTAAAGTAACTAAAATTAAGGAGAAGAAAGAGTAATGTATATAAATCCTGTTTTAGCGGGTGTTATAGGAACACTTTTAACAGAAGCACTAATTCTTATTTTTGCTTCACTGTTGGTTTATATTGATAGTAAAGGAGAAAAGAAAAATGGCAAAGACAACAACAATTAGAGCAACCAGTAGAATCAGTACAAAGATTAAAGACACATTCTATACCTTTGAATACTGTGAAGAGAGACAGATTGAAGATGGAGATAATTTAGAAGAAGAACGTGCAAATCTCTGGGAAACTTGTAATGCAGAAGTAGACAATCAGGTTGCAGAAACTTTAGAAATGTATAAAAAATAATTTTCAAAAATCACTTGATTTCTGTTATAATATGTGATACTATTAAATAGTGATGAGTTATTCATGTTTGACCTCCATGATGTGTCACAATTAAGCCACATGAGTGCAAGACATGTGCAAACTGAAACTACATATCGTGTGGCTCAAAAAAGCTACTATCTTTGCTTGCACCAGAGATAGTAGCTTTTTTGTTTATAAGGAGTTTATTGTGCGTATACCAATAGGAGAATGTGTAAAATTTTCCGAAGTTGACTATTATACATTGCGTGATGGCGCAGAAAAAACATTTAATAGTTCGTGGAAAATTGATAATAATAGTTATATAAATGATGCAGTAATGGAACTACTTATAGACTATGCAAAGCGTGGTTATAAAGTTGGTCAATTATTTAAAGAAAAGTGTGGTAATGTCGGTTCAAGCGGCTATCAATATCAAATAACACCAACATGTTCTGTATGTGGAGAACGTAAATTTGTAATTTTACCAAAAACACAAATTTTGAATCTCATAAATAGTGGAGGCATATACACATGTAAAAATTGTGCAAAGCAAATTAAGGAGAAGGAGAAACGACAAAAACAAGAAGAAAAGGCTCGTAAAGAGCTTGAACAAAATATTGAAAAAGCAAATAATACAGAAGATTTCATAGCAGGATATTTAAACCCAGATATGTTCTGGAATCAAAATGTTAAAATGCGAGATAGATATGCCAGCGTAAGCAACGCATTTGTAAATTGGAGTGTAGTAGAAGAACATATAAAAGCTATGAAGTATAACGACTTTCTAAATACACCGTATTGGAAAGCAGTTGCTTATGAAGTAAAGCGCAAACGAAATTTTAGATGTGAGCTTTGTGGTAGTAATAACAAATTGGCAGTGCACCATAAAACATATGAAAATCATGGTAAAGAGCACATAAGCTGGGTTATGAAAAATGATTTAATCGTACTTTGTGATAGTTGCCATAAAAAATTTCACGATATAGTGGAGGACTAATATGATATTCAGAATAGAAAAAACAAAAAATTACACAGTTATGGCAAATTTTCATCTTCGTGAAAAGTCAATGAGTTTAAAAGCGAAGGGACTTTTATCGTGGATGCTTTCTAACACAGACGATTGGGACTATTCTATTGAAGGCATTGTAGCTAACTGCAAAGAAAATAAAACAGCAATCAGAACAGCATTACAAGAGCTTGTTGACTTCGGCTATCTTGAAATAAAAAAACTCATGCCAGAATCTTATGAAGATGAATCTGGTAATAAACAAGTAATTAGAAGTCGTATAGAGTATGAGTATATAGTACATGAAGAACCAATAAAAAATAACTCTGTAAACATATCAATTCAAGATATAGAAAATGTATCTGTAGAAAATCATACACAAATAAATACTAAAACAAGCAATACTAATAAAAAAGAAAAAAATTCTTCTAAAGAAGAATTACATTCTCAGGAATTTTCATTCGGTAAACAATCAAAACCTAAAAAAGAGAATTTGTATACTAAGTGCGTAAATATGGTCAGTGATTTTGTTAGTGAGCATAATTGTGGTGAGCCAGTTAGAGGCAAACTGATGGATTATTTACGCTTTAGACTTGAAGTAAAAGATAAACCTTTGTATACGAATATGTGGAAAGGTATGTTGAGTAAACTTGAAACTTTACATAGACAGGGATATGGTTATGAGCCGATTATTTCATACTCTTTAGAGAGAGGCTATCTTTCATTTTATGCGCCTAATAATTTCTCATCTGGTACTGTAAAGAATAAACCATGGGAACAAGGTGTTAAGAGCGAAACATATACAGAAGAGGAGAAACGGCAGATAGAAAAAGAGCGTGCTGAACGAGAAGCAAGGGGTGAAAAAGTATGGTATTAAGAAAGTCTGACTGCTGGTATAAGTCTGTCTGTACTTATGAACCATGTACAAACTGTATTCGATATGTAGAAATGAAGTATCTTATGGAGCATAGTGGGCTTTCTAAGAAACGTCAGAAACCTATAAGACTAAGTGACGATTACGATAGGAAAGCATTTAAAGCTCTCGATGAGATTCGCCTTGATATTGTAAACTTTGTTGAGAATGGAGAATCTTTATACATCTACGGCGAGAATACAGGAAATGGCAAAACAAGTTGGTCTATAAAGTTACTGCTTAGATATTTTGACCAGATATGGGCAGGAAATGGATTTAGACAAAGAGGATATTTCATTTCTGTTCCCGCATTTCTAAATCAAGTAAAGAATTTCAGTGACGAGAAAGCCAGACAGAAATTAATCAAAACTCTCTCCACTGTTGATTTAGTTGTATGGGATGATATTGCAAGTACCAAATTATCAGATTATGATATACAGCAGTTACTTACAATCGTAGACCAGAGAATTGCAGACGGGCTTGCTAATATTTATAACGGTAATCTTACAAGTCATGAAGCAGTAGCAAATGCACTTGGCGATAGACTTGCAAGCAGAATCTGGAATACATCGACACTTGTTGAATTTAAAGGCAAAGACAGGAGAGAAGAATGGTAAGCCTCCAGATAATTTCCAAGATTTTAGCTACAAAAGATTCTTCCATATTAGAAGATAATTTGCTTACAAGAGATTTCTTTGTCGGCTATGAGAATGAGCTGGATTATATTATACAGCATGAAAAAGAATATGGCTCTGTACCGGATAAAGCTACATTCTTATCAAAGTTTCCAGACATAGAGCTTGTCGAAGTCACAGAATCAGACAGGTATCTTGTAGATACCATCAGAGAAGAATATCTGTATTATAAATCTGTTCCAGTAGTCCAGAAGATAGCAGAGCTTCTAAAGACAGATTCTAATGCCGCCGCAGAATATATGATTCATGCAGTGAAAGAGTTACAGCCAACATATAGATTGGGCGGCACAGATATTATTTCACAAGCAGAAGAAAGATATAAACAATTTATAGATAGAAAGGAAAATCAAGACGAATGGTTCTTTACTACAGGCTTTGAAGAGTTAGATGATTTAATTCACGGTATTCAAAGGGAAGAAGAACTGTTCGTCATTTTTGCACGCACAAACCAAGGAAAGTCTTGGGTGCTTGAAAAGATTTGTACACATATATGGGAGCTTGGATTCAATGTAGGATATATTTCTCCAGAAATGGGGGCGAACAGTGTTGGCTATAGATTTGATACACTGCATCAGAATTTCTCAAATAGAGGATTGATGTGGGGTAAAGATGATATAGATGAAGAGGAATATTTAAAATACATAAATACTCTAAAAACTACTAAAAATCAGTTTGTTGTAGCTACACCAGTAGATTTTGACAGAAAAATAACAATCTCAAAATTGAGAAATTGGGTGAAAGAGAATAAGTTAGATATACTTGCAATAGATGGTATTAAATATCTATCAGATGAAAGATATAAACGTGGAGATAATCTTACTACATCATTGACAAATATCAGTGAAGATTTAATGGCATTATCAATAGAACTTCATGTACCAGTATTAGTAGTAGTGCAGTCAAATAGAAGCGGTGTAGTTGCAGAAGATGAAGATGAAACTCCTGACCTTGAATCTATCAGAGATAGTGATGGTATATCTCACAATGCATCTAAAGTGCTGTCATTACGGCAGACAAAAGACGGTGTACTGAAAATGGGCATAAAGAAGTCAAGATTTGGTTCAGTAGGTGGAAAGCTGAATTATCAATGGGACATAGATACAGGGGAATTTGTCCATATCCCAGCAGAAGATGATGCAGAACCGACAGAAAGAACAGAAAAGAAAGTCAGGGAAATAAGAAAAAATGTAGTTAAAGATAAAGAAGATATGTTTTAACTGTTGACAAACATTAGACTACATGTTACAATATAAGAGTAGAAATCAGTAAACACTATAGTAATCTGAAAGGAGAATAATATGGAAACTAAATCAACAATACTTATTTGTAATCAGAGGATGGCAGAAGAACTTATTGCACAGGATGAAAACTTTAAGCATGTTGTTGTTATTTGTCCTTGGATGAATGATGACCCCACTGATGCTGTTTTAGCGGTAGACATGAATTTGTGGCACATGTTAGTGGAATCTGGAGATGTTTATCTCAGAAAAGACGTTGTTGGAGTTACGAAACATGAAGATGATTAATATGGAAAAGACTGGCGATAGAATACGAGAATATATAGATGATAATTCTTCTATGAAAGAAGTAGCAGAGTATCTTGGTCTAACATTATATTCAGTATATAGATGGACATATGGTCAGTCTTTACCTACAGTAGATAATCTTGTAAACTTAGCAGATTTTCTTAATGTGCCGATGTATAACTTATTAGTTGTGGAGGATGTGTAAATGAAGAAACTTATCGCAGTAATTATGCTGGTTATTATGTTTAGTATGACTGTAGAGGCAGCTATTGGTGTTTATGGTGAGCCGTGTTATGCCGGTTGGATAGATAATATGTATCTCCATAAGACTAAAAGCGCAATGTACGATATAGGTGAGCCAACAAGAGATGCTTATAGATGGCGTGGAAATAAATTGTATTATTTTACACATAACGGAAAGATATTAAGACATTCCACAAAATATATAAAAGTTAAAGGTGGAGAAGTAGAATTTATCTATACTCCAGGAACAAACCATAATGAACGTTACAATGTAAGATATATGCAATATCAGAAACGTAAGAAAAATGGACATTGGATGCTTGTTGGTATGAAAACAAACATTTGGTGGATGTGTGATATGCAGGAGTAAAGAAGAATGACAAGAGAACTTGAACACACTTTACGCCGTGGCTACGGTAACATGACTAAAAACGATTTAATAAATCACTGTATTGATTTGCAATGTGAAATTGAACTCTTAGAGTTTCGCATAGCGTGTCACGATGCTTCGAATATATTGCATAATGTAGCTAAAGAAATTGAGGCGGAAACAGCCGCCATGATGGAGGGATAGAAATGACAGATGAAATGAGAGCAAGAGAAAAGGCAATCTGCGAAGTGGCAGGAGTCAAAGAAATTGGAGACCTGTCTGATGGATTCCACACTTTCAATCAGCTTTATTATCAGCGGATGATGTTGTTTGCAACGATAGTAAAGCAGAACCGTGGAAGAGCGTGGAAGTCATTGCGACACGAGGATGGAGAACTCTGTTTTGGCGGAGGTTGGTTTATTGTCGGCATCGACACGCCGGAAGGAAGTTATACATACCATTACGAGGATAATTATTACAGCCTGTTTGATTGTGTGGAACTGGAACGCGCAAAACATTGGGACGGACACACTGAAAAAGATGTTACAAGGCTGTTGTCATTGCCTGTACTGGAAAAGCAGGAGCAGGTCAACACACAAAGCGTTAACTCAACGCACACAACATATCCTAACGCATTGGAATCATTAAATATATTGGAATCCGCAAAAGATGAAAATGGATGCGTTCCAATGTCGTTGGTGAGGTTAGCATTTCGGAATGTTTTGGAGCAGGACAGATGGATTCCGGTGACAGAGAGACTGCCGGAAAGTAAACCAGATGATTTGGAATACCCGACAGTCTTGGTTAGTTTTTCTAACGGAGAGGTATGTACTGCTTGCTATTATGAATCCACAAAAGAGTGGGGTACAGGCGAAAATTACAATAGAATCTGTTATCCGATAGCATGGCGTCCACTCCCCGAACCCTACACGGAGGAAGAATCATGATTGTGTATTGTGATGCCGATGATTGCAAGTGGAATGAAGATGGGAAGTGCAAAGGGCCTGTGCAACCGGCAGGACACACGGCACTGTACATCCGGCAGAATTGGCACGGATGGCAACAGTGTGATGACTTCAAGGATGAAGCAGAGGAAGTGCAATGAGTAATACATTTTTCACAATTGCCAACATGATTATCGGTGGAGTTGCCGGATGGCTATTTTCTACCGGTCATTTGGAAGAAGGATTGATTCTGTTCGGTGCCGTAATCTTGCATGTAATCAGCAAAGCAACTGGATAAGCGGAGGAGGAAGATAATGAGTGATTATATCAGCAGACAGGCGGCGATTGAAGCGCTACAAGAAAAGGTGTTTCATGATTTGAGCGATGAGTTTTATGGAGCAATGCAGGTGCTTGATGAGTTGCCATCCGCAGAACCGAAACAGCGATACACCGAGGAAGAATTAAGCGTATTCGCTCACGGAATTTCATTAAGTCTTTTGTCAAAGCGGTCGGCTCAGCATTGGCAGTATGATGAGGACACGGCTACAGAAATTAAGTTCCTTGAACGGCTTTATGAGAAGGTTGGCGCAGATATAAGGAGTGAGCATGATGGATGAATATATCCGCA